GCGGACGTTATAAAGAAAAAGATTAAGGACCACGGACGAGCTCCCGATATATATGTCTGCGACCCAGGACTAGGTCAACGTAGCGGAATTACTGGAACTTCGATTCAATTTGAGTATAACCAATTAGGCTTGCCGTTCATGCTCGGAAATAACGACGTGAACCTAGGCATCAGCCGAATGAACCAGTATTTACGTGAAATAGATGGCGCGCTCCCCCACTGGATTATTTATCAAAACTGCCCGTGGCTAATCAAGGAGATGGCTCGCCTTCGTTGGAAAACCTACACGTCAAAAAAGGTAGGCAACCAGCATAATAAGATGGACGCGATTCATAAAAAGGATGACCACGCGCCAGACTCTGCTCGTTATTTCTTTTGCCTGCTCCCCGACTTAAGGCCAGCCGAAGAGGATCAAAAGAAGAAAAATGAATGGAAGCAACAGTTTGCCGGGAGCCCGAATGGAATTAATCCATGGCAAAATCGAGTTGACGAAAACCTAATCCAAGAGCGAGCTAAGCGCAATAATCCCGCTCAAACCGAGTGGACAGTAATTGACGAGAACGTAGGCTACTTCTAAAAGGAGGCGCAAAATGTCACTCGCAGAAAAGTGCAACACGCTTATCACTAACGATTTTCATCTGGCAGACCTGCCCGTAATTAGAGAAAGGGTTCGAGAGGCCGTTAGGCTCCACGCTCAAGATAATTCCTACGATTCCTTTCCCGAGGAGTTTAAGTGCTCGCACTGTGGTAATGAGCATGCCCTAACTCCAGAAGAAGTTAAAAATGCCCTCTTTACGGGGCCAGGCCAAGTAGATTTAGTCGCTTCTAGTAATGAGTATATGGCGATTCTCAATAAGACTCCGGTGGCGTCGGCTGGCGAGGATTACAATAATGGAGTTTCGAGGAGCTCCTCTTTCAATGTTGCCGAAGTGATTAAGAAGAACGTGGAAGAACTCAAGGCCGCAGAAGAAAAGGAAGCGAAGACTAAGGCCGAAGCGGCTAAGGTGACAACTAGGGCCAAGTCTTCCTAATGAACATTACTAACTTTATCGCTCAGTCGCGATTTCAGGTTTTAGAGCAGCCCCTATCGGCCCCCGCTAAATGCGCCTTTTGTGGGATCGGTCACAACGATGAAGGCCGACGCCTTTTTATAGACACGTCCCTAGATCTCGATTTCTATGGTGTTGTTTATATGTGTTCGACATGTCTCAATGAAATCGCGGAGTCTCTTGGCTACATTTCGAATGATAAATGGGATGGGCTCAGACTAAAAACTCAGTATTTAAACGAAGAAAATAATAACCTTAAGGGCGAGAATGAAGGTCTCAGGGTTGCAGTTAGCTCTCTTTCTAACCATCGTTGCTATCAGTCTACCCTTCCTGAGCCTTCTGATGTGGAACTTAAGGAAGACCCCACCTATGAAGACCCTACTGGTGGAATTACTAAGGGAGTCGAACCAGAGGAATCAAACCCTGACGAACCTAATAGTGAGTCGGGACTTTCAAACGTTCGCGGGACTTCAAAGCCTAAGCCAGGCAAAGCAGATCCAAATAATGACCCCCTCGCCGAGTTCGCCGTATAATTCGCCAGATTATATACCTAGGGATGACGCTACCGAAGCTGAACGGATTAAGAACTTCGGTGGGTCAATAGGATATGGCGAGACCATTTTTGATGGCGAACCCGATGAGGATACAGCTCAGCTTTTAAGAGACATGATAGCCGACGGCCAGGTAGAGCTCGGAGAGGGGGTTAGTTAAGTGTCAACTGGCTTAATTACTTCGCCAGCTTTAGAACAGCCTGTTCCGCCACCTAAGGCTAGCGATAATTTATTAAACGATCCCCAGGGTCCACCGATCGACCTTTTAAAGAAGATTAGAAGCGACCCAAATATTCATGCGAAGTATTTAACGTGGATAATGAACCAGTACACGAAATGCAAGGGCGCCCGAGTAAAGGAAGAAAGGAAGTGGTATTTAAACCTTGCCTTCTTTTTCGGGCAGCAAAACGCGGTCTACCTCCCCGCTGGTACGACGTCGAATGCTGGGGGAGTTGGAACCCAATTATATGTTCCGCCTGCCCCGTATTATCGTGCCCGCCCAGTGACAAACTTAATTAGGCCGACAGTTCGTAAAGAGGTCGCTGTCTTAACTAGCACAAAGCCTAGTGTTAGCATTATTCCGGCAACTTCGGATGACAGGGACTTGATGGCCGCAGAAGCAGGCGAACAAGTCTGGGAGGCCACTTATAGAAAGAAGAATCTTCGCCGTTTAATTCGGCGCGCGGTTCTCTGGTCTGTCATCTGCGGAACTAGTTATATCCAAACCGTTTGGGATGATAACGCAGTAGATGTGGACTCAGATCAAATGGGCGATATTTGTTATGGGGTCCTAACGCCTTTTCATCTATTAGTTCCAGATCTAATGTCGGAGGACCTGGAAGATGAACCGTATATCATTCATGTTTCTGCAATGGATTTGGAGGCTGCAAAACTCAAGTACAGCAAGCTCATCGGCAGTATTAATATCGTGCCGGACACTGCCGCAGCCGCAGATATTATTTCCGACTCCTTCCTTAATCTTGTCGGTTCCATTGACGCTAAGCGCCAGAACGTACTTTGCTTAGAGATTTGGGTTAAGCCGGGGACTAGTAAGCTACTTCCACAAGGCGGGATGTTAACCGTAGTCGGCGGACAGATCATTCAGGCGTGGGAAGGTTGGCCGTACCAGCACAAACAATTCCCTTATAGTAAGCTCGATTATATTTCGACTGGGCGCTATTATGGCGAGGGAATGGTTACTGACCTAATTCCTCTTCAGCGAGAATATAATCGGACTCGGGGTCAGATTATTGAGGCTAAGAACAGGATGGCCAAGCCTCAATTAATGGCGCCTCGCGGTAGCATTGAACCACAAATGATTACTACCGAACCGGGTCAGGTAATTCTCTATCAGCCTGGATTTAATCCGCCTCAGCCTATTCCGTTGACGCCGCTTCCTAGCTATGTCGTTAACGAGCTAGAAGTCATTAAGGCTGACTTCCAAGACATTAGCGGTCAGCACGACATTTCTAAGGGTCAAGTTCCACCCGGAGTCACTGCGGCTACGGCTATTAGCTACCTGCAAGAGCAAGACGACTCTATGCGGGCGACGGCTTTCGACAATCTCGAAGAGGCAATCGAGAAGGTCGGCTTTCAGACCTTAAGTTATGCGAACCAATATTGGAATACCGAGCGCATTATTAAAGTTGTTGGCAAGGATGGAAGTTTTGACGCTTTAACTTTGCAGGCGAGCGACCTTCGAGGAAACTCGGATATCGTCGTTGAGGCGGGCTCTGCACTTCCAATGAGCAAGGCGGCTCGTCAAGCGTTACTTATGGATTTAATGAAGATGGGCTTTATTGATCCCCAAAAGGGATTAGAAATGATGGAAATGGGCGGCGTCCAGAAGCTCTATGAAGAACTTCAAGTGGACATGGCTCAGGCTCGTCGAGAGAATCTTAAGATGTCTGCGATTAACCCGCAGATGATGAGCCAATTTTTACAAACATTCGTTGCTAGAGATCCTAATACTAGCCAGCCGATTGGCTTGTACGATCCAAATACTCAGCAACCTCTCGACCCTAGCCAGGGTCAAGCACCTCCACCAATGGTTCCAGTTAATACGTGGGATAATCATGCCGTACATATTGAAGCTCATAACCGTTTTAGAAAAGGTCAGCAGTTCGAAAATCTGCCCCCCGAAGTTAAAGCGATATTTGAAGAACATGTCTCGATGCATCAGCGGGCGATGCAGGCACAAAGCATGCCACCAATGGTTCCTAGCCAGAGCCAAGGAAATCCAGCGGAATCGGGACCGGCTTTACCTAGTGGAGGTCCGAGTGGAGGACCGATTCAAGGGGCAGGATTAACTCAAAATCCATTAAGTCAAGGAGTTCCGATTTAAATGGCTTCCCAGCATGGACAAATCAACGAGGTTATTCCCGGGACGGGAGTTGATAAGCGCCGATCTACAGCAGCTGGCAATAACTCGCCTACCACTAAGCTGACGACGATTGCAAATTATAGCGACCGCAACTCGATGGAAGCTTACTTATTGACTCAGGGGTACACTCAGGCTCAGCTTAATATTAGGAATTTGAACGACCTTATCTACGCTGTTCGGCTCAAGCAGGATTCGGCAGGCATCTGATGGCTGGTAACCCCGGAATCGATATAATTAAGAAGGCGGCGGCCGCTAAACGAAATGCAGGGGGAGCAGTTGCTAACGCACTTAAGAATGCGCCGCCTAAAGGTTCAGGCAAGGGTGCTCCTAGCATGTCTAATGCAATCGCTAGACGACTCGCTAAGAGGCAAGCTCCAAGTGACAATGACGGCGACGAGCACGAATATCGAGACTGAAGATGCAGAACGACAATCTCAGTAACGTAGTAGCTTCGATTATCAAATCGATGGGTGCCCCTAAATCTAAAGGCGGGATTAGGGGCGTCGAAAAGCCAACTCTGGCTAGGACGAATGCAATCACTCGACGACTCAATGGAAACCCTAGTAAGGGTCCGGAATTGAAGGGGTTGTAGGATGTCGATTTTACGCCATTTTGAATATCAACATCTCCCTGAGGAGTTGGCTCAGGTTTCTAAGAAGTTTCATGATTTAGCTCATGAAATGGTTGATAAGTTTGTAACTGAAGAGAATGAACTTTTTCATAATCCTGAACTGGAAGTTGGACTTCGCAAGCTTCTTGAAGCTAAGGATTGCTTTGTTCGCGCCGCGCGGCATTAAATAAAGGGGAATGAATAAAATGGCAGTTACAGCCAAGGTTAAGGTTCAGTCGATTCAGAAAAATGGAGAGTACAGCCGAGTTAGTTTTGAACCGGATTATAATGATGAGCGGAATAAGGAGTGGTCTTACTACACCCCTTCGCTTGATTATCATATGAACGTCCGAAATGAAGTCGTTGAAGCTAATTTCAAGGCTGGGCAAGCATTTACTGTGACTTTCACTCCCGACGACGAATCCGACGATTCTGAGTAATTGACCAACTACGTAATCTCTTATTGATGGGCCAGGACCTTGCTGGAACAGCCCAAGAAATTTAGGTGAGAAATGTCGGAGACAGCAGGAGCCGAAAACGTCATTCCGCCGACTGGCGAAAATGAGGGCGTTGTTGAAACTCAGCCAGCCGAAAATCCGGCATGGAATGATTTTCTGACCGGCTTCCCTGAATCTATGCATCCCATAGTTAAGGAACGTCTTAGCAAATGGGATGAAGGTGTTAATCAGCGGATTAATCAGGTTCACTCGGAGTACGCCGACTTTAAGCCTTTTAGGGAAGCGGGACTTAATTCCGAAATTCTTAATCAGGCTTATGGGGTTTACCAGGCTATCCAAGAAGACCCGCGAAAGGTGTGGGATATTCTTGGAGAAACGTACGGCTATGCTGCACAGCCTCAAGTAAATTCCAACCCGGCAGCTCTACAGCCAGGCCAAGTTAATCCGCAAACTCCGCAAATCAATCAGCCTACGGGTGATGAATACGGAATTGAAGGGGGCCAGTTTAATCCGGAAGTAGCCAGACTTCAGGCTATGACGGAAAATATGGCCCAGATTTTAATAGCGCAGGAAGCCGCTAGAAAACAAGCTGCGGAGGATGCCCTCCTTGAAAATCAGCTTAAGGCGGCTCGCGAAAAATATGGAGACTTTAACGAAAAGTTCGTCCTGAGTTACGTCAACATGGGCGAAACTTTAGATAATGCCGTTAAAGCTTGGCAGGGCGTAGTCAATGAGGTTAGGGCTAGTTCTAATCGCCCTCCAGCTCCAACCGTTATGAACGGTCCTGGAACTGGTCAGCTTCCTTCTCAGCAAATTGACCCTTCTAAGCTTAATGGCTCCGAAACCCGTAATCTGGTTGCTCAAATGTTTAAGGCAGCTAACCAGCAAGGGTAGGTAAATAATGGTCGCCACAATGACCACGGCTAACAATATTCTTAAGGAAATTTACGAGCCCCGCATTCGGGAGCAGTTAGCCAACTACAACCGAGTCACGAAGCGAATGGAACAGTCGTCGGAGAATATTACCTCCGACGTTGGCGGCAAGTATGTTGTATTCGCGATCCACACAAAGCGCAACTCTGGTATCGGTGCGCGTCTTGAAATGGAAGCGCTGCCGACGGCTCAGAATCAGAGTTATGCGCGTGCAACGGTTGGTTTAACTTATCAGTACGGTTCTATTAGGCTTTCGGGCCAGACGTTCGAACTCGCGGAAACCAACGAGCAGGCTTTCGCGAGCGTTTTAGACCAGGAAGTTAATGGCGTCGAAACTGACGTTAAGCGAGACTATAACCGCCAGATTTTCGGAACTAGTCTCGGTACTATTGCAACAGCTACCGGCGCCAACACGACTAACAATACGTTCACTACTTCTTCGACGATGCCGTACGTTGAAGTTGGCGAAGTTGTTGATATTTACGACTCGACCGGCGTCACGCTTAAGGCTTCCGCTCGGAATATTACGGCGATTACTGCAAACACTTCTATCACCTTTGACGGGGCAGCAATTAGCACTGTCATTGGCGACATTATGGTTTTTTTTTTTTTCAAGCAGAAGACGGCATACGAGATTCATTGAGGTGACTGGAGTTCAGACGTGTGCTCTTCCGATCTCGCGGTGCCGGCTGAACGTGCC